TGTTGACTGTGATTTTGCTCTGAGTGCTGAAGTACTTCAACAACTTCTTAAAGCTGCCTCTGTTTATCAGTTGCCTGACCTGTGTCTTTTTGGACATGAAGGTGCTGTTCAGATTATGGTAACCGATAAGAAGAATGATACTTCTAACAGTTACTCTGTTGATCTTCCTGATGCTGTGATTGGAGATGAAGAGTTCTGCTTCTGTTTCAAAGTGGAGAACTTGAGACTTCTTCCTGGTGCATATCATGTTATGATCAGTAAGCAAAACGTTGCCGAATTCAGAGGTGACGGTATCAAATACTTTATTGCTCTCGAACCTAACAACTGATGAATGATTTTTTATGGGTAGAGAAGTATCGTCCTCAGACTGTTGAGGAATGTATTCTTCCTGCTAGTGTGAAAGAAACCTTCCAGAGTTTCGTTAATCAAGGAGAGATTCCTAATCTTCTCCTTTCTGGTACTGCTGGCGTTGGTAAAACTACCATCGCTAAAGCACTCTGCAGGGAACTGGGTGCAGATTACTATGTTATCAATGGATCAGATGAAGGTAGGTTCCTGGATACTGTACGCAATCAGGCAAAATCCTTTGCTTCTACTGTGTCTCTCACTGCTTCTGCTAAGCACAAAGTTCTTATCATTGATGAGGCAGATAACACAACCCCAGACGTCCAACTTCTCCTTCGTGCAAGTATCGAAGAGTTCCAAAAAAACTGTAGGTTCATATTCACTTGTAACTTCAAGAATAAGATTATCGAACCTCTACATAGTAGGACGACGGTCGTAGAGTTCAATGTCAGAGGACAGACAAAGCAAGAACTTGCTGGTGCGTTTTTTACAAGGTGTCAAGATATCCTCAGGAGCGAGGAGGTCACCTTCACTCCTAGAGTTTTGGCAGAAGTCGTACAAAAATACTTCCCAGACTTCAGGAGAACCCTCAACGAACTGCAGCGATATGCAAGCACAGGGGTTATCGACACTGGTATTCTGGCGGCGTTAGGTGATGCTAATGTTGATACTCTTGTAACAGCATTGAAAGAGAAGAAGTTCAATGATGTCAAGAAGTGGGTGACACAAAATCTTGATGCAGACCCAACGTCTATCATGCGTAAATTGTATGATAATCTATCCAGTGTTATGGGTGGTCCTAGTATTGCAGCAGCAGTTCTAATCATTGCTGAATACCAATACAAGTCTGCTTTCGTTGTAGACCAAGAGATCAATCTACTTGCATGTTTAACTCAAATCATGGTGGAGTGTGAATTCAAATGAAGTTTAAAGCACTGGTATTCGTTCGTCTGAGATCACAGGTTGATGACTCTCCTGGTAACGCTGTGAGAGATGCCTGTAAGCGATTGTCTGACCTAGATATCAAGAAACTGAGACTTGGTAAGGTAATCGATGTTTGGTTGGAATCAGAGAGCAGAGAGTACGCTGAGAAGGAACTTGAAATGTTATCTGATAGATTCCTTGCCAACACAGTCATGGAAGACTGGGACTATGAACTAATTGAAATTGAAAACTTTCCTAAAGGTATTGAAGCATGATGGACGTTAAATTGATTCGGATGATCACTGGAGAAGAGATCGTTGCCGAAGTTGTAGATTTTGTGAATGGCATTCTTACAATCAAGAATGCTCTTGTAGTTGTTCCACAACAGGGACAAATTGGATTTGCTCCTTGGGCAACAGTGATTAGTTTAGACCATCCTGATATTGCTCTTGATATTAAGCATGTTATCTATTCTGTTGAAGTACAACCTGAAGTTGTACAGCAGTATGCTAAAATCTTTGGTGGTCCTGATATCATCACTCCAAATAAGCAACTGATTCTATGACATCGTTAAAGACTCCTCTTCGTTATCCTGGTGGCAAGTCTCGTGCTACCAAAAAGATGGCAGAGTTCTTTCCACTATTCAAAGACTACACCGAGTTTCGTGAACCCTTTGTTGGTGGAGGTTCTGTTGCTCTTTATATCACTCAGATGTATCCTCACCTGGATATCTGGGTGAATGATTTGTATGAACCATTATATAATTTCTGGAAAGAACTTCAGTATGATGGAAGCAGACTTCGTAATGAGTTGGTTAAATTAAAGAACGCTCATCCAGAACCAGTATCAGCAAAACAATTATTTCTAGACGCTAAGGAGAAACTAAACAATGATTCAACATCCAACCTATCTGCTGCTGTTAGTTTTTATATTGTTAATAAGTGCTCTTTCTCTGGTCTCACTGAGTCCAGTTCCTTCAGCAAACAGGCGTCAGACTCTAACTTTAGTATGCGAGGAATTGACAAACTCCCTTACTACTCAGAACTCATCCAAGACTGGAAGATCACTAATCTGTCATACGAAAAACTTCTAACTGACAAGAAGGAATCATTCGTATACTTAGATCCTCCTTATGAGATCAAGTCCAATCTCTATGGTAAGAAAGGT